CGCCACCGCCAAGTAAGAGTGGCTAGGGGTGAACGTCGCAGAAGTGACCGACCAACACACACAGCGCCGCCCGCCGGGAGCGTATCCCGGCACCTTCCTCCCCGCGTTGAGCCCAGCTCCGCGAACCCTCCTCCCCACCTGCCAGTCCGCCGCGGGGGCGTCGACTGGCGGCGTCCACAAGTCCCGAGGAGGGGCAATGAAAGTCACCCGCAAAATCGTCTGGCCCGCGCTTATCGCGGCCATCGTCGCCTACTGCTTCATGGCGACAGCTGCCGGAGTCAGCTACACGCACATCGTGAAGACGGCTGAGTCCATTGGTCTCCAGGACTGGCAGCGCTGGATCACCCCGGTGTTCATCGACGGCTTCGCCCTGCTGGGCAAGGTTGGTCGACTCCCCCGGTTCAAGAACGGAACACGCCGCGCCGGACTGCTCATCATGTCCGTAGCGGGTGCGCTGTCGCTGGTGTGCAACGTTTACGCTGGCGACAACCTCGGCTACCAGCTGTGGGGCGTCCTTACCGTCGGCTGCTTCATCGGCGCCGAGTGGTACGCAACCAAACTCCTGGACGAGATCCGCGACCAGGACGGCGACCCCGAGTCGCCCGCGGCCACGCGACCGAAGTCGCAGAAGACCGAAGAGCAGCGCATCGAGCAGGCACGTCGACGTGCCCACTACTACGAGATGGACAGCGCCGCACGCGCGCAGTGGACCCGGAAATGGAACGAGCGGGAGGCTCGCCGCAAGACGCGCGAGCTCGGCCAACTGGAATCCGAATTGGCGATTCTGGTCGATGCACCGACAAGTCCGGCTGGCCCGTTGGCCAACCAGATGACGCGTGTGTGAGTGGCGGAGGACCTAGCGGTCCCTCCAGCCGCTCAGGTACAACAAGAAGGCCGGTCACGTCTGGAGGGCGTGACCGGCCTTTTTTGTGCCCAAATGCAGATCGAGCCCCCAGCCCTGATGGGCTGGGGGCTTCTTGCTGTGTCGGCGCGGGAGCGTCAGAGATCGGGCGTGACTTCCTCCGGCGGGCCGGCGACCACGTTGAGCCGCTCGGCGAGACCGGCCACGACCACGATCTGCAGGTCGCCGGTGATGATGTCGCCGTCCACGTTCGCCTCGACGTGCACGGTGGCGGTGCCGAGTGTGCCGACCGCCGCCGCGACCGCGGTGCCGTCGCCGTTGTCGGTCAGGTTGATGATCGTCGCGTCGTCGACGGTGTACGTCACCGTCGCGGCCGCGGGTGCCGCGGTGGGGTTGCCAATTTCGTCGGTCCACTCGACCGACAGGGGTACCTTTTGGTCCGCCATCAGATCCATGATCAGGTCTGCCTTTCCTGTCGCAGGTGTTGTTGGTCCGTGGACCACACGGTCCGCGGCGGTGGTGTCGGCGGGGGCGCCGATGTGCAAACGGATGTTGAAGAGCTGGCGCCCCTTGACGTGCCAGATTTCCTGGACGATCACGTCGCCCATGTCGGTGATCTTGCCTCGTAGTGCAGCCTTCACGGCCACGCTCCAATCGATGGGCTACTGCACGGCCGGTGCCCGGCCGTCGGTCAGCCGGGCCAGGCGCCGATCAGCTCGGCCAGCACCCACAACGCCAAGCCGAGCCCGAGCAGGTTGATGCGCGGGATGGCGGCGCCGAACATGAGCAGCAGGAACGCGATGAACGCGAGCAGCAGCAGCAGGAAGGTGAGCATGGTTTAGCGTCCCGTCTCGTTGGTGGGCCACCGGTGCGACCCGGGTGGTTCGGGGCTCAGCGCTGTCGCTGCGGCGATCTGTGCGTCCTTGGCGTCCATCATCCCGGCGACAGTGGCCGGGGCGTACACCTGGCGACGGGTGAACCAGCCCGACACCAGCGGCGCCAAGGCGGCCAGGGCGACTACGGCGGCGACCAGGGCGGCGCTCTGCTGCGGGGTGACGCCGACGCCGAAGGCCACCAGCGCGCCGGTGATGGCGGTGACGGCGGTGACAAGCGAGGTGATCCCGCCGACCTTCATCGCCGGTTCGGTGGATGTCCGGTCCGGGGGCGGATCGGGAACAGCGCTAATCGACATGTAGATCACCCCTATCTAGCCAAGATCAGAACGACTAGCCCGATCATCGATATGAGCACGGCCAGCCCACCGAAGATCGCTCCGTAGTTGAGCCGGGATTCGGTCACATTGGACTTGACGCCTTGCGCCTCATATTGCGCCCGGCGAAGATCGTCGATCGACTTTTGCATCGGCTCCAGCGCATTGGCCAAAGCGATGCTTTGCGCCGTCGCGGCGGCCGACACCTGAGCACGGTTAGCCTCGGCGACGGCGGACACCTGAGCGGCAAGGGTTTGCGCGACCTGAGCGGCAACCTCGGCGGCCCTGTTGACCGCGCCGACGTCGACGGCCCGGATCGCGTCGATGCGCGCCGTCTCGGCTAAACGCATGTCCCGCGTGTGCTGGGCGCGGATTTCCATCGTCTCGCGGGTGTGGCGCCGCTCGGCCTCGCGCAGGTCGTCGAGGCGTTTCACGGCCGCCTCGACAAGGTTGAGCACATTCTCGGTCGGGTCGATCACGGGCAGCCCGGCCGAGTCAACGCCTAACCCGGGCCGGGCGAGGTCGATCGGCGCCCGGCGCGGGCGGCGTTGGTTACGTGCGGCGGCCACGCCCCACCCCCGTGGTTATGTCCTATGCCTGCGTGTCTGCGGCGGGCCGCTGTTCGGGTGCGGGCGTACGTGAGCGGCAGGAGACCCGTCCGGATCGCCGTGCCACTCCAAATGCTCCGCCAGCTTCGCGTCGATCGCCGCCACCCGCCGTTCGATACCGGCGACCCGCTCCATCAGACCGGGCCTGGCAGGCTCACCGTCATGCGCCGGTTCACCCAAAACCTGGTCCAGCCACCTGTTCGCCTTGCTCATCAACCGCCACATGCGGTGAAGTCCCCTCGCTGCCAATCCCGCCACGCCCAGCGCCGCGAGAATCGAACCGCAGACGATGCCGAGACGCTGCCACTGCTCCAGTGACGGCACGGTTCACATCCATTTGGCTGGTGCTGGCCACGGCGGGGTCTTGGCCGTGGGATTGTGCTGGGTCCTAGATTTCGGCGGGTGCGGTCGCGAGCCGGGTCTTGTCGAGCTCCTCGCGCACGATCAGCCGCGTGGTGGTCTCATCAAGACCGCCGGATGCCGAGCCGTCGCCCTTGCCCAGCTCCAGGCCGTACACGCCAAGGTTGCCCACCACCTGGATCTCGCCGCCCTTGTACAGCGGGGCGATCTGCCCGGTGCTGGCCAGGTATTTGATGTCGGCGAGGTCCTGCGGCGTCTCGATCCACCGGCGTGTCATACCGTCGGCCAGGTACACCTTGTCGTCGTCGGTCTTCTTCACAAGGACGTACATCTTGAGCCCCTTCGTCGTGCCCAGCACCACGTTGACGATCCGTTGCATTAGCATGGCGTCGTGCAGATACCGGCGGTCGAACGTCAAATGCCAGTGGTCCAGGTGCGAATCACTGGGAACAGTCGTGATCAATGACGGGAAGTTCTGGCCGTAGGTCGTTTTCCCGTCCAGCGTGCCCTGAATTTGAGTGATGCCCGGCAGCCTGCCCGCGCGGGCAGCGTCGAGCAGGCGCTGCGTCTCCACCACCATCTGCGCCCGGTTCGCCGCGGTGCCCCACGCGAGCGGCGTGCGGTCCAGGGCCGCGATATGGCGGGGCTGGTCACCGGCCAGGCCGTTCTGAACCGTGTAATGGATATTGGTGCACCAGTCGGAGTTGACGATCCACTCCTGTGAGCGGTGACCGCCGTTGAGGTGATTCTCGTCGCCCTTCGTGCCGATGCTGTAGGGCGGCGCCCCTGTGCGCCGGCACAGCTCGTCGCCCAGCCAGTCCAGCTCGGGCGTGATGATCTCGCGATTCCACCAGGGCTCGGCCTGAAGTTGTAACAGGCTCGGCATCACTGCACCCCCAAGAATGCGATCATGCGATCTCGATTCCCGTGCCTTCAATCACGAGCCGGTCACCTGAGCCCCACGCGAAAGGGGCCGCCGCGGTGACTGAGGTGTGGACGCCGGACGCGCCGAGATAGACCACCTCGACGGTGGAGGTGGCGGTCCATCGGCCGACCGCGAAGTAGGCCGCCACTCCGGTGTCGATCAGATCGCCTCGGCCGATTACCAGGCTGGTCACCGCGAAGTGACTTGCCGGGGTGAATGGCAGCGTGAAACTGGGCAGTGTGCCCACCGCCGAACCGGCACCGAGCAGGAATGAGAAGAAGAAGTCGGCGGCGTAGTTGACGCCGTTGCCGCTCTGGCGCCAGCGCGCCACCACCGTCCCGGAACCCAGTGTCAGGTTGGCCAGCGTCGGAGTCCACGCGCTCCAGCCGGTGGTGATCAGCGAAGACAGGACGCTGGCGCGCAGCTTCGCCCCAGCCGCCGGGATTGCAGCCATAGATTCCCTACAGTCCTAGGATCAGGGGGTCGTCGACCTCGATGAGGGTGCGGGCCGTTTGCGCCTTGACGACCCCGTTGACGGAACGCGCCGACGCGGTCATGGTTTGGAACCCGGCTGCGAACGCGACCACGAAGCCGTTGCTGACCGCCGAGATTCCGCCGGTCACCGTGAACGATCCCGGCGACACATGCGTCGCCGTCGTCTGGATCACGTAGTCAACGGCGAGGCTTTGGTCGTTGCCGGTGGTGGTGGCCGAGTCGACCGCCTCGGTCATGCCCGCCACGCCGGCCACCGACGTCCACGCGTCGTCCTTGCCGGCCAGCAGCAGCACCACGCAGCCGTCGATGTAGGCACCCAACTTGCGCACCAGCGACCCGGGGAAGGCCACATTCTGCGCCGCCGCGTTGGTCAGGGCGGAGGCGTCTACGACAGCGTCGTTGAGGTCGTCCAGCGCGATCGGCATGTTGCGCAGACCGAACGTCACCGCGGAGACGGTGTCGCCGGCGGCGCCGCCCGTGGGCGTGATCGTCGGGTCGGTCTCGGTCCCGGTGTGCACCTTGGCGAACAGTTGCATTTCCGCCGATGCGCTCACACCGGGGATGCGGATGCGCGTGTACCCGAACGGGGTGTCGATGACGCCGTTGCTGGCGGCGCGGATGCGGGCCAGCACGAGGATCCAGTCGTTGGCCGCGGCGCCCGCGTAGATGGCGGGGGTGACCGCGGCGTTATCGGCCGAGCTCATCGCCCCGGCGGCGACAAAGGTGGCCGCGGTCGTGGCGATCGAGGAGATGGTGACCACTTCGCCGCCGAGGCGCACGTCGAGCGGGAAGTCGTCGGCGTCGGTGGTCCAGCGGTAGACGTTTGGGTCGAAGGCGATGCTTGTGCCACTCGAGGTCAGCGCCGCCCGGATCGCGGCGAGCTCGTCTCCGGCCAGCCTGCCAAGGACCGGGTTGGTGTCGCCGCTGGTACCGGCCAGCGCGCCAATCGCCCACGGCTGGTAGGGCTCGGCGTTGAGTTGTGCGTCCCAGCCGAGGGGGCGCAGCACCTCCGAATAGCCTTCGATCTGCAGCCGCACGGTTTCGGTCGGGTGCTCGGCCAGGTGGTTGGTGCGGTCGATCCGGTCGCCCAGATCCATGGTGATCCACGTCGCCAGCAGCGTGCCCGGGTTGGCGCCCAGATCAAGCGGCACCTGCGCGTAGCGCAGCCCGTCGAAGGTACCCTCCGACAGCCGCCAGGTCGCCTCGTCCAGGATGCGGGTGTCGTCTTCGACGTTGACTGTCGCGGAGTCGTTGAATCGTCCGCGCTTGGCCTGGTGCGCCTCGTCGATTGCGGTGACGTTGGTGTTGCCGTTGGGTCGCGCGATCGTCCACTCGTTGCGGATGCGCTGGTCGTTGCGCACGGGTGCGAGCACGTCGGCCTGAGTGCCGCTGGTGGTGCGGTAGGTGGACAGGTCGACGGTCATCGTGGCCGCGAGGTTTTCGCGCTGCGAGGAGGCCCGGTAGCCCAGGCCGAACGTGAAGTCTTCGAACAGGAGGCCGTGATCGACGCTCTCGGCGTCGGTCAGGACGGTGGTCACGTCGGCGATGGGCTGCGGCCCGCACTCGTTGGACTGCGCCGCGCTGCAGGAGCAGCTGATGCCCTCTTCGCGGGAGACGCGCAGGATGCGCAGATGTGCTTGCTCGCCGGGATTCCCCCTTGCCGCGGCAGCCCGGTCAGCTGATACCCCGATGTCGTCATACCCGTAGACCACGATGTGCGCCATCTGCACGATCTCGGTGGTGCCCGGATCGGCATTTTCGATCGTCAGCCTCGTGGAGAGCACCCCGGCAACCGAGGATGTGCTGCTGAACACACCGTCGCGGTAGGTGGTGAAGTCGACGTTGGCGCCGTTTTGGACGGCCTTCACGGTGAGGTGGTGGGGCTGACCATCGGCCAGAGTTTCGCTCAGTGCGATGATCGTGAACGGGGGTAGCGTCCCGCACGTGATGCCCAGCATCTCCGACGGGTCGGTGGTGACCTCCGTGTAGCCGGTGAACTCCAGCTGGAAACCCTGTGCACTGGGCAGCGTGATGGTCGCGCCGAAACTCTTGGGCTCGAGGCCGTCAGGCCCAAGCTCGAGACTTCCGGCCGAGCCGACGATATTATTGCCGCTGGCGAACACGGGCGTGGCACCCGTCATCGGAATGCCGCCGGGTAGCCCCGAGGCTATGTAGGCCGCGCCGTCGGAGTCCTCGCATGGCCAGTAGGCGATCGGCACCACAGCACCACGGCTCAGGTTGGTGCGCAGCAGCGGTGACTTGACCACGGAGCCTTGGCTGATACGCCGCCACGTCCCGCCCAGGGTCACGCGCACCGCGGAGACGTTGACACCGGCGGTGCCCGGCACCATCACCATCGTGATGTCGGCGGCGAACCCGGCGAAGCGCACATGCGGCGCGACCATCCCGACGTCGCCGACGTTGTCGGCGCTGATGCGCATCGGGACGCCCAGATCCCAGTCCGGGTAGAACTGCGAGGTGGCCAGCAGCGGCGTCAGCGCGCCGTCGGTGTTCTCCAGCCAGAAGGTGCACGACCCGGCCGACAGGCTGCGCTGACCGGGGCGGCGGCCACGGGTGATGCCGATCGATGTGCGGATCAGGCGGCTGGACAGGTCCACCGGGTCGGGCCACGTATTCGGGTCGGCGGTCGGGTCGGCGCCAAGATACGCCTCGACGATGAGCCCCAGCTCGGTGACGGGGAAGGTCGGCGCTGCCGGGGTGGTAGGCCCAGACTGCTGGCCGGCCTGCCTCGCCGCGATGAGCGGCAGGAACGGCCAGGGAAGATCGTTAGGCATGGGCCTAGTTGAGGATCATGACATCAGACTGGTTGACCACGACGAGGTTCGCGCTGTTGGATGTGCCCCAGGTGAACGAGACTCCGACGGCCCGCTCGATCGTGGTGTCGAAGCTGGCCACGGTCCGCAGCGCCGCCGTGATCGGAATGGGGAACACCGAATAAGCCGTCAGCGAGGTGCCCTGGCGCAGCACGCCCTGACCGACCAGCGTGCCGGCGGTGCCGACCGCGGTGCAGATGCCCTCCCACTCCATCTCCCACGGGAATGCCGCCGCGCCCGACGGGGTCACGATCACCGAGGACACCGCGATGTCGCCAGTGATGGCCAGCGCCCGGGTCCCGAACCAGAACCCCCAGGTCGCGTTTGGTGTGCCCGTGGTGCCGTAGTGGCCGCGCGCACGCAGAAGCAGCTTGGTGCCTGGCCGCAGCCTGCCGGCCGGGATCACCGAAATGGGCAGCGGGTCGACGCTTTTCTTGGTGGTGAAGGTGTCGAACTGGCCGCCGGCCGCGGTGGGGAACGGGCCGACCGATTCAGCCAGATAAGGGAAGTCCACTCAGCTACTCCTCAGCAGTCGGTCAGTTACTGGCTAGGGCTAGGTCGACGTCGCCGCCGTGCTGGCGCCGGATCTGTTCGCGCAACCAGTCCAGGACCATCGACAGGAACGGGTCGTCGGTGTGCACGTCGACGGACTGGCGCGACGCGGATGCGGGTGCGGCGGGTGTGGCCGTGGCGGGCGCGAGGGCACCGAGCATGGCCGCCTGTGCCTGCTCGGCCGAGCTTTGGACGCCCTTGACGTAGCCGGCGATGGTGTCCTGGCCGACCTGGGCGTAGACCCGCGACGGCGAGCCGATGCCCAGGCCCTTCTTGATGCCGGCCAGCGCGTTGTCGAAGCCGTCTTTGAGCGCCGAGCCGACACCGCCGATGGTGTCCCTGATGCCGCGCACGACGCCGCTGACGATGTCCTTGCCGAGCTGGATGGCCTTGGGCACGAGTTCGGTGGCGAAGTTGACCAGCTTGCCGGGAAGTTCCCGCAGCGCCTCGACCACCTTGCCGGGCAGCGTCTTGACGAAGTCGACGAGCGCCAGGAATTTGGCGACGAAGTCGTTCTTCGCGCTCTCGCCGGTCGAGGTGAGGAAGTCACGCAGCAGCGCGCCCAGGCCGAGCAGCGCGGCGATGATGTTGCCGGGCAGGTCGATGAAGAACCGCACGATCCGCCCGATTCCGAAGCCGACGGCGAAGGCCATCCGGTCCAAGGCCAGGCGTGCGTTCTCGGCCAGCAGGCCGGGCAGGTTGGCCAGGAAGGATCCGATGCGGCCGGGCAGCGCGGAGAAGAATGCCGCGATGTTGTCCAGCCCGGTGCTCGCCGCGGCCTTGAGGACGTCGAAGACCTTGGCGATGTTGGACAGCTTCGACATGGTGGTCACGAAGGGCAGTGCCACGTCGACGATCTTGCCCAGCCCTGCGGCGAGCGCCTCGATGAGCGGCGCGAGCCCCTTGACCGCGAGAAGATCGAGGAACAGCGCCAGCAGCTGGATCAGCGGCCGGGACAGCTGGATCGAGAGCACGAGCAAGTCAGTCAGCGGCGGCAGCAGCGGGATCAGCGCGATGAGAAGATCACCGAGCGGCTTCGCCAGTTCTTGGATGTCCGGTGCCAACTCGACGATCACCGGGGCGAGAGATTGCGCCAGCGCGGCCACAAAGGTGGCCAGCGGGTCGATCAGTGGCGCGAGCGCGGTGACGATCGTCGCGAGCGCATCGCCGAGGGCCAGCAGGGCGGGCTCCAAGATCGGCACTATCCTGGCAAGTGCGGCGAGTATCGGTACCAAGATCGGCGTTGTGACCTGCGAGAGGACGCCGACCAGGGGCAGGAGCGCCTGCAGCAGCATGCCGAGCTTGGGCGCCAGCTGGTTGATCGCGTCGCCGAGCACCGGTGTCAGCTGCGTCAGCGCGTCCTTGATCGCGGGGATGACCGGCTGGAACGCCGAGGTAAGCCCGATAGAGATCGTGTCCTTGAACGTCGAGAAGACGCCCTTCAGCGTTTGGGACTGCTTCGCCATCGCCCCGGCGGCGCCCGGGAATTTGGCCATCCCCTCCAGGATCGAGTTGATCCCGGTGCGCGCATCCACGCCGCCCGCGGTGATCAGCTTGAGAGTGTCAGCCACGGACAGGCCGAGCTTGGCGGCGATGGCCGCGTTGACGTTGAAGCCGGGCAGCGCCTCGGCCAGTTGCAGGATCTCCTCCTGGCTGACCTTGCCCTTGGATGCCATCTGGCCGAAAGCGCGGATGACCGAGTCGATGTTCTCCTGCGTGCCGCCCAGCACCGAGATCAGGTCGCCGATCACGGTCAGCGTGGGGATGACCTGTTCGCGGGCGATCCCGACCGAGGTGCCGAAGGCGAGGATTCGCCGGGAGGCGTCGGCGACACCCTGGAACTCGAACGGGGTCTTCGCGGCGAACTGCTGCAGTTCGCCGATGAACTTCAGCGCCTCTTTGCTGCTGCCGACCAGCGCCTCGATGCCGATGGTGGTCTGCTCGAGCGACGCCGCCGCCTTGAGGCCGAACAGCGTCAGGGCGCCGAGCCCGGCCGCGGCGGCGGCGGTCGCCAGGACCAGCCCGGTCTTCAGTACGACACCGAGCCGCGATACGACGCTGGACAGTGCCTCCTGCATCCTGGTCCCGAAGGTATGCCCGGCCCTGGTGCCGGCCTCGCCGACGATCGGGTCGATGCTGGTCAGCTCGCCGCGCAGTTCGGAACGCAGCCTCGACGAGAAACCTTTCAGCGACGGCAGGATGCTGACGAATGCGGTCCCGACTTCGGCGGCGATGGCTACTCACCGCCCTCCGGCTGCTCAAAGGTTCCGTAGCGGTAAGCGGACAGCATGTTCTTGACCCGGTCCGGGTCGTGTTCCGTCTTGCCGTACTTGACGCCGCCCTGCCTGGCCAGCGGCGAGATCGGCTTGGGCCGCCGGGTGCCCTTCTGGCCGTCCTTGGAACGCTGCCAGTTCGCCACGGCGAGCCGGTCGACGATCAGGGCCAGCAGGTGCTGCTCGAGCGTCCAGTCGTCGCCGGACAGGCGCCGGTACAGCAGCGTGCCGGGTGTGAGTGAGAGTGCTTCGATGAGGATGCGCAGCCGCCGCCACGACAGGCGTGGCGTGCCCAGGTGGCGCAGGTCTATCTGCCGGAACGCGAGGTCCGCTTCGACGGCCTCGCCGTGTTCCCGGAGGAACGCCGCGAGGCCCGCGATTCCCCCGGCGTCAAGCCTTGAAACTTGTGCCATTGGTCGATCAGTTCGCGCATGCGGCCGGTAGAGATCGGCGGCTTGGCTGGTGTGCCTGCGAGCATGAAGCGCGCGAACTGCTCCTCGCCCATGATCAGGCCCATGGATTGCTCGACGGTGGCCTCCTCCAGGTCCATCTGATCCTGGAAGGGCATTGCGTTCATCAGCGGCATTTCCCACACTTCGCCACGCCATTTGAAGCGGAACGGTGGGGCGCTCTCGGCGTCGACGACAAGCGCGTCGAGGTCGTAGTCGTATTGCTCTTCTTCTGACATGCGCGGATTCCTTCGTGTGTGCGCGGATGGTGGGCCCGCCAGCCCACGTCCGCGCGGCGCGAACTGGCGGGTGCTGCTTGTCGCAGATCTGTCCTGGCGTGTCTTGCGGCCGGGCGCTACCTTGCCGACATATCCCCTTGAGACAAGGAGCGTGCGATGACGGCCACCCCTACGCCGGTCCAGATCACCCAAGCCACCGGAGCCAAAGCCAAGTCGGTCGGTGTCGCCTATGCGCTGTGGTTCTTCTTCGGCATCTTCGGCGTGCACCAGTTCTACTTGGGCAAGACCGGGCGAGGTCTGGGCTACCTGCTCACCGCCGCCTGGGGGCTGGTTGCCTGGTTCATCGACATGTTCACGTTGCCCACCCAAGTGAAGCGGATCAACACGCTGGGCTTTTAACTAGGGCGATCATGGCGTTGGGGGGCTTACCCTCGGGGCGTGAAACGAGACTCGTACCTTCGTATCGGCAACCCGCCCGATGAGCCCCGCAGCCACGCGATCAAGCGCAAGGCGCGCATGGCAGCGCTGATACTCGCGGTGTTCGTGCTCGGGATGCTGTTCGCGTATCAGCTCAGCCAGTTGCCGCCCAACTGAGGATCAGCTTCATCTACCCATCAGCTATAGCCCCAGTTCGTGTCGTCGGTGAACTTGGTCAGCACGACGTTATTGGAGTCGGGATAGCACGTGATGGTGATGTCGTAGCCGACGGGCTCGCCATTGGCGTACACGATCTCGCCGCGTTCGGTGACCTCGCCGTTGGCGACGTAGATGCGGATGTGCTTGGACCCGTCGATCACGTCCAGCACGAACGCGCGCGGGTCCGCCGAGGGCGCCTTGACGTCCATCTTCCACTGCCCGGCGCTGACCACGGCGACCGTCGAGGTCTTGTGGAACAGCTCGGCGACCTTGCCCTTGGACTCGATGAGGGTCATCTGCAGCGTGGCCTTCGACTGTGTCGTGGCACTGCGCACAATGGTCGCGTTCTGCCACGCGATGATGTCCTCGATCGTCTCGTCATAGGACTCGGTGACGCCGTCCTCGGAGACGTAGCCCATGCCGATGAATGAGGCGTTGAGTGAAGACGTTGACGTCGTGGGTGCCGCGGTCCCGACGGGGGCCACGCTGAGCTCGCCAGTCACCCCGACCCTGACGGCTCCCGAGAGCAGGCTCATTCCTTACCTCCGTGCATTGATTGGTTGGGGAGCAGCCGACCGCGCGGAGGCCGGAGTCTTTAGTGGGCGATCGCGTCGTCGGCGCGGATGTCGAATTGGTACGTGGCCCAGGACCGGAACGCGCCGGTCAGCGGATCATCGAACGGCCGTGGTGACAGGAACTCATCCACCCGGTAGCAGGCGACGCCGAGGGTGCTGGTGCCAGCGAGGGCGTGCACGGTCGCCCGCACCTGCAGGGCCAGCGCCTGCGCGGCCGGCTCGCCAGTGGACCAGGTGAAAATGTCGAGATGTTCGCGTACCCGCACCGGGCGCAAGTCGGTGCCGCCGATGCCGCGCACCTGAATCCACGTGGCGGGCCGCGGGTCGGGTACCCGGGTGGACACGGGCGTCGGGCTATAAGTAGTGGCGAGGTAATCGCGCACGAGGTCGAGGACGTCGGGGTAGGCCATCAGTGCCTCGCCGCGCTGATCGCCGATCCGAGGATGCGATGGTCCGCCTCGTAGGCCAGCGCAGCCGGATGCCGCGCCAGGACGGCGACACGGGCACGGTCGGAGTCGGACTGGTCCTGCAACACCTCGACGTGGAAAGCGCCCTGATGCGGGGGGTGGCTGTCGTAGGCCGACTGCGCGACCTGCGCAACGGATCGGGCCCGCCCTTCGAGGATCGCGTCGACGGCTCGCGACTTGGCCAGCTCGCGCATCCCGCTGCGGCTGGACTCGTAGCGGATCAGCTTGGCCATCCCTCACCTCACCCGGCCACGACGCGCAGGGTCGCCTCAAGGTGGTGGAATCCGGCCGGGGTGTAGACCGGCTCCGGTGGACCATCGACCTCGAACGTGGTGGTGCCGAAGACGATGCGGTCGTGGCCGAGCACATCGGACTCATTGGTGACCAGCAGCCAGATTTGCTCCAGCGCGGCCCGCCCGTCGGAGAGTGGTTCCTTGCGGTCGTCCTGCTGCAGCCACGCCGCGATGCTCGCGCCGGAGCCGTACGTGTAGACGGTGTTGCCGTAGGTGTCGGTCGACGTGGTCGGCCTGATCTTGGTGACGGTCTGCGGCAACAGTCCGGCGGGGATGCTCATCGGCTCCTCCGCCTGGCGCGCTCGTCACCGATGCACGCACGACTCTGGCCCGGCAGTCGTTTGCCTGCCCGCAGTGCACCGGCCATCGCATCCAGGAGATCCGCCAGCGCCCGCGTAACCTCGGCTTCATCGCTTCCCTCGATGGTGCCGACTTCGTATATGCCGCCATCGTCGCCGATCCGCATATACACGGGCATCGTCAGATCGATTTTCATAACCGCACCTGAATCGAGGTGGCCTGGCGCCGGTAGTTGCGCAGCGCGTCCTTGTCGGCCTCGGTCAGCCGCACCGACGTACCGGATGCGGCGCCGCCCGCGAACTGGCCCAGCTGGTAGGAGTATTGGCCGATGTGTTCGGAGGTCATACCCTCGACCAGCGAGGGCGACAGCAGCGTGCGCAACACCATCGAGGCGGCGACGGCGACCACGTCGTCGGGTACGTCGGCGTCGCCATGGTCGTAGTCGACGCGGTACGTGTCGGGGTAACTGTCGGGCAGGTCGAGCTCCGGGAAGTTGATCCACACGCGGGAGTCGAACGGCGTGATCTCCACAACGTCGATGCCGTCCCAGCCCCAGGACCCGACGGGGAGCGTGATGTCGGCCAGCCCACCCCAGCCGATCGCCTCCACACTGTTGACAGCGGTCACGGGCCGCTCCGGCAGGCGGATGCGCATGCCGACCGGGCGCAACTCCACGACGTCGCCGTCGACGGCGGTAAACGTCTGGCGTGTGTAGCCGCGAATGAGCGCTGAGGCGTCCGTGAGATACGCCGCGGCACGCGTCGCCTCGGTGGTAGTCAGCGAGCGGCCGATGCGGGCCTCGAGGTCGGCTTGGGTCGCAAGATTGGTCACGCGCGCGCCTCCTTCAGATACTCCCGCATGCGACCCGCCTTGGCGGCCGTCTCGTACTCGTAGTAGCGGGCGACGTTGTCCTGCGTCTGCTGGCCCCGCGGCGCGTCGGGATGCCAGAAGGTGATGGCCTCGCCCTCGCCCACGCCGCAGCCGGCCGGATACAGCGCCTGCAGCGCGACGCGCAACGCGGTGTCCTCCGCACCCCAGCCCTCGAACCGTTCGTCCATCCCCGCGACGTCGTCGAACACGTCGGCGCGCAAGGCGAGAATGCCGTAACAGCAGCCCACCCAGTCGAAACGCAACTCGGCGGCGGTCTCCGGCGCCATGCGCTGCGGGCCGAGGACACGCTCGGTGCCCGCCTCGTTGATGACCCGTGTCGCCGAATAGACCTGCGTCCACGGGTAGCGCTGCAGCCGCTTGATAATCCAGTTGATCCGCTCGTATGTGGGCGGCAGGTGGTCGGCGCCGAAGATCACGAGTTGATCGCCGGTCGCCTGCTTGCGGGCCCGGTTGACAGCCCGGGCTACCGAGAACGTGCCCTCGGTGCGCCCGTCGCCGGCGACGCAGACCTCGATCAGCGGCTCGAGACGGGACCAGCGGGCCCGATTGAACTCCCACGCGCGCACCCGGGCCGGTTCCTCGCTGCGCCACGGGATCAGGACGGACAGATTCACCGGGCCAGATACCAGGCTTTCAGCTCATCGGGTGGCGGCTCGTCGTACCTGCGCATGAGTTCGACGTTGCCCCACCATGCCAGCCGGGACGTTTCCGGATGCCACAGCGACTGGAACAGTCCCTCGGTCGGCACGTCGCACCCCTGCGGGTAGACGGTGGAAAGCACCTTGTAGAACGCCATGTCCTCGGCACCCCAGCCGACGAAGCGCTCGTCCATGCCGCGCAACTCGTCCCAGACGTCGGCGCGCACCGCCATGAGCGCTTCGCGGCCCATGCAGATCTGCCCGGCGGCGGGTCCGGGGTCGCCGCCGTCGAAGATGACGCCGGTCTGTTCGGGGGTGAAGCGCTGCTGGCCCGCGAAGATGCACGACCACGGCAGCCCGGCGCACAGCTGCGCCTCGATGCGCTGCAGGAATTGCGCCGAGAGCGGCAGCGCATCGACGCTGTAGGTGATCAGGCACTGCGCGTCTGTCTTGGCCCGGGCCCGGTTGGCCGCCCGCGAGTAACTGAACTCGCCCCGCAGTCCGTCGCCGGAGTGGATGACCTCGACGTCTGCCTCGACGCCTCTGTCCGCCCACAGTCGCGAGGTGGCGGCGTAGATCCGCGCGCGGCGATCGTTGTCGGGCCGGTACGGGATGAGGATGGCGAGGCTCACCGCGACATCACCGCACGACCCGGGCGGGGTTGCCGATCACCGTCGCGCCGGGCGGCACATCGCGAACCACCACGCAGCCGGCGCCGACCATCGCGTCCTGCCCGATGGTCACGCCCGGCAGGATCGTCGCGTTCGCGCCGATCGACGCACCCGCGCCGACGGTGATCGGCCCGGCCGATGTGCGGGGAACTCTCGACCTGGGTGACGGGTCGTTGCAGAACACCACGCCCGGCCCGATGAACACATCGTCGCCGACGCGCAGACCGTCGAAGAGCTGAGCCCGGTTCTTCACCGTCACCCGGTCGCCGAGGATGACGTCGTCCTCGATGTAGGCACCCTCGCCGACGTTGCAATCCTGCCCGAGCACGGCCCCGGGCATGACATGCGCGAACGCCCAGACGCGGGTCCCGTCGCCGATCTTGCCCTCGCATATACCGTCCGGGTGGATCATTGCAGGAATCACTTCATTACCCGGTCGATCAGGCGGTGGGCCGGCAGGATCGACTCCCGCTCGGCTTCGGCGTCGCCGTAACCCTGGGCGAGGCCGGCGAAGTGGTCCAGTTGCGCGGCCAGCGGCTCGCGGTCACCGACCGGGGCATATTCCGTGGCCCCGCCCGTGCTGACCGTCACCTGGCGGCCGACGAGGTCGGCGAAAACGGTGACGCCCGGGGCGTGCGCGGTGACCGTCCACATTCGCCGCTGGCCCAGCCTGACCGCGGAGAGGATCCCGGTGCCCGACCCCCAGGTGGCCAGGGCGTCGGCGGTGTCATCCGATACCGGCGACGCGTGGGTGGTTCGCCGCGCCCACACCGCGTCGGGATCGGCACCGCCATACAGTGCGATGGCGTGATCTGCCAGATGGATGAGCAGATCCCAGGCCACGCTTTCGAGCACCCGGGTCTGAAACGGTGAGTGCCGCACGATGGTCAGATGGACCGGCGTGCGGCCGCCTAGCACCGAGCGCAGCGCCAGCCATGCCGGATTGAACCGGTCGACGAATCCGCACATGATCGGCACATCGAGTTTGGCCGCCAGTTCGACGGTTCGGGTCGCGGCGTCCAGGTCGGCCGCCAGCGGTTTCTCCACGAGGACCGGCAGACCAGCCTCGATCACGTCGGCGGCGATCTGCTCATGCAGCGGGTTGGGCGCGGCCACGATCACGGCGTCCACACCCGTCAGGTCAAGCTCTGGCGTCCAGTCGCAGCCGAACCGGCCGGCCGCCGGGTCTGGGTCGATGACCCGGGCCAGCGTCGTGCGTGGCGACTCGGCGATCACGCGGGCGTGCCGGGCGCCCATCACTCCCGCGCCGACCAGTGCCACCCGCAGCGGAGCCGCCCTCAGCGCAGCCTTCATCGGGTCCAGTCCGTCCGCTCGCCGAGCCGGGCGATGTCCGCGGCCGAGTAGTAGTGGGCGCGGCTCTCGTCCTGCGGTGTGGCCTTGAGCAGATCGACGATCGGCAGGTAGTCGCGCAGGATGTTCTCGGCCGCCCGGACCGAGCGGCCGTAGACGTCTTTGACCTCGTCCACATCGGGGAAGATCGAGAATGTGGTCTGGGCGATGATCGGCCCGGTGTCGATACCCTCGTCCACCTCGTGCAACGTCACCCCGGCGACGGACTCGCCGTTCTTGAGCGCCCAGTTGACCGGCCGCATCCCGCGGTATTCGGGCAACTTGCCCAGGTGCAGGTTGAGCACGCGGGTCTGGTCGATGAGCTCGCGGCCGATGATGCGGTCGTACATGACCGACAGGACCAGGTCGGCGTCAGTGCCGAGCAGTTGGCGCCAGTCGCCGGAGGTGTCGAGGTCGACCTGGGGGTAAAGCCTTCCGACGTGCGCGCGTAGGCGCGCATCCCACAGGGGCTCGATGCGGTTGGTGACGACCTTGACGACCGTGCCGAGTTTGCGCAGCACGTCGAAGGCGATCACGGCGAGGTGGCCGCGGCCGATGATCGCGAACCTCATACGAGCACCGGGGTTTTCGGCGAGCTTCTCGGCGAGTTGCGGGCCACCCGCTGCACCGCCTCCAGCCATGCGGCCTCTTCGACGTCGTAGAGCCGTTGCTGTTGCCCCGCCCGCGCGAGCGCCTTCCTGCACGCCGCGGCGTACGGTCCCGGCAGGGCCAGGGTCTGCAGCGCCCGCACGTAGCCGTCGACGTCCTGCCAGTCGACAAGCTTCCCGGCGTCGCCGAGGTTTTCGGCCAGCCCGGGTGTCGGGGCCGCGATGACCGGCACGCCGCAGGCCATCGCCTCGCTGGCGACCCGGCCCCACGATTCGTAGTTGGACGGCATGATCACGACCCGCGCGCGCGCGTAGACCCGCTCACGGATCTGCGTGGCCGGGACGTGGCCGATCACTTCGACGTTGGGAAGCTGCCCCGGTGCCTGGTCGCCGTAGGCGCCCTTGACCCCGAGGAACGGCGTGTTCGGCATCCGTTCGGCGATGCGCCAGAACGTCTCCCCGCCTTTGGTCAGCCATCCACCGTCGGTGTTCTCTTTCAGGCGCTTCATGTTGACCAGCGTCACGCGATCGTGGGGGCCCTCGATCGGGCCGACCGGCCAGCGCTCCAACGGCCGCATGATCAGGATGGGCGGCGCGGTCAGCTCGTTGATCGCATGCCACGCGTTGAGGTTGTCGGTCATCCACTGGCTGTTGGTGACCACCAGATCGACGCGGGCGCCGTAGAAGTGCAACATCTTGCGCGAGACGTCGAAGGTGTTGTGATGCACGAGGATCACTGGGATGTCGTTGAGATGGCCGAGAAACGCGGCAGGCTCGCTGTTGTCCAGGTGCGCGATGAGCAGTGACGTGCCGTGCAGATGCGGGATGTGGTTGGCTTTCTGGCCCTCGGTGCGCGGCCAGACCTGCACCGCATCTTGGACGTACGGTTCGCCGACTTGCATCGACAGCGACGCGTGCACCTCGTAGCCCGCGCGGGCGAGCGCGGAGAGCATGCCGTGAAGCATGGTCTCCGCGCCCGCGTTGCGGACCGGGACGTACTGGTGCAGCAGTGCCAACACCTTCATGCGCGCGGATCTCCCGGATAGGAGTAGGTGTCAGGAGTACGTGTAGCCGGTCGGGCGCAGCACGAACCACGGCCACCGGGTCGTCGACTCGGTGGGCGCCACACCGGCCGCACCGGCCGTGTCGGTGTTGAGCCGGTTGCCCGGGTTGGCAACCTCCCACGCGACCCGCAGCGTGAGCCGGATCGCGGCCGAATCCTGCTGCATCAGGTTCGTGATGATCACACCGGAACCGTCGGAGATGACGCCCTCGGTGAACACCTCGAACGTGATGTCCTTGCGGATGCCGACGATGGCCTGCGACCAGTCGCCGCCGATCAGCGTGGACTCGGTGGCGTTCCAGGCGCCGTTCTTCAGCGAACGCAACGGCAGGCCGTACAAGTTGCCGGTGCCGGCGTTCTGAAGGTCGGGCTGGTAGATCGGCGCGCCCTGGCTCGAGCGGATCTGAACGAGCCGCCAGCCGAGTCCGGGCTTGGTGACGAAGCCGCTCATGTCATAGCCGTCGGCGGCAAGCAGCTCGCCACCACGGGCGACACCGACGGCCAGGTCGACGCCGTAGCCCTCGTGCACGTAGTTACCGGCCAGGATCGCCCGGTGGTAGATGTCCGGCCCCCACGTGGTGGGCTTGCTGCCGGAGATGTTGAACAGGATCGCCTCATCGATGAGCGCGCCGGCGGCTTCGGTGAGACGCGGCCGGACCTGATCCCAGATGGGGGTCTGCGCGTCGTCGATGTAGTTGAGCGGAACCGGGACGATGACCGCGATCTCCTCAGCGGTCAGCGTCTTGTTGCGCCACTGTTGCAACGCGGTCTGCTTGAGGCCGGTATCACCGGACACGAAGTACGCCGACGGCAGAGCCGACAGGACGGCCATGCGCTCAGTGAGTGACGACATGGTGATCCGCTGCGTTTCGGGCACAAGGCCGAACACAACGGATGCGGCCGGAAGTTGCTGCATGATCTGTTGCGCCAACGGTTCCGGCACCAGCGGGTCTGAGCCGCTGGACCGGCGAACGACGCCAGCATTGTAGGTGGCCACGGGGCCTCTCTTTCTCGGTTAGCCCCGTAGCTCGGGGCGGGTCTATCGGCGGCGCGCCTTGTCGCGGATCCAGCCGTCGATGTCAAGGTTTTGCTGCTCAGACGTGGGCAGCGCGCCAGGCCGCAAATCGGCTACCGGGCGGGTGCCGGTCGGCTGTTGCTGGGGTTTGACGAGCTTGAGCAACTCGTCCGCGTCCTTGGCCAGTTCATCCTCGGTCGCGCCGCGGAGCCGGTGAGCCAAGTCGGCTGGTAGGCCCTTCTCGGCGGCGACCTTGTATCGGAGCAGTTCGGCCCGGGCGTCGTCGCGTTCACGTTCGACCGCCGTCCTGGCTTCGGCGTCTTTCTGGGCCTGAGTTTTGGCTGCCTCGTCGGCCTCCCGGGCCCTGGTGGCGAGCGGTTCGAGTTCCTTCAGCCGGGCCCGTAGGTTCTGGTTTTCGCGGTTTCGCTTTTCCAGCGCGGCACGTGCGCGCGCCGGGTCGAACGGCTCGGTGTCGGTGTCGGCCGGCTCCTGGCCGGGGTCAACCTGGTCGTCGTCAGCCATTAGTTGTCGCCTCCAGGGCGGATTGGTGCGCCTCCTGGGCGCATGAAAAAACCCCGCCACCGGGACGGGGTTGGCCGGGATAGGTCCGGTTGCTTATGCGGGCTGTTTGAACGCCCATTCGGGGAAGGTCTCGCCCGCCTTGGCGCGCCAGCGAATGCCGTGGTCGCCGTCGACCGGCTGGCGGTGGTCGGCGCCGTTGTTGTAGACCACGTCGGGGATGCCGCCCTCTTGCGCGGGGAACGCCGCACAGAACGGGCCGCCTTCGCCGAACTGGTCGCCGGTCTTCTCCCACGGGGAACGCATCCGTGCGCATGTGTCGCATTGGGAGCGGGGGCCTGTGGTCATGACGTCTACTTCCAGTGCCTGCGGAAATCGTCGATCTGCGCCTGCAGGTCGGCTGGTGCGAAAGGGGGTAGCGGCCCATCGGCGGGCTCCCAGTCCCCCTGCGCGGCGAGGCTCGCGACCGGCAACACCAGAGTCCTGCCGTCGGGCAGGACGCTCGCGCCAACCTCGCCATCGGCGATCAGTACGGCGTCGCCGTCGCGCGCAATCACCCGCATACGTGCACGCTACCGCGCGCGGGATCGTGAGATCCGCCAGGGCACGCCTGCCCGCCGCAACGCCTCAATGGTCTCCTTTTGCGGCGTGTAGCCATGCGTGAAGACCACCTCGGCGATGTCGCCTACCGTCACGCCGCCATGAATCTGGGTCTCCACGTACTGATTACGCTGAAATGCTTCGCTGGCATAGTCGCGGCCCAGGCCGCCCGGCGAGCGCCATCCAGTGCCCGGTGAGACGTTGAAGGCTTCCCATCCGGGCGCATCCATCGCGGTGGGTGTCCCCGTCGACGCGCCGAGGGAGTCGCCTACCATGAACGACGTGCGCTGGCGGACCGAATCCTTGAGCACAATGCGGATCTCACCGTATTGGGCGGCCTGGTAGGCAGTGCTCTCGGCGTCGACGCCCGCAGGTGAGAGGTACCCGTAGATCGGCCTCAGCTTGGGATCCAGGTCGCGTGCATAGCCCCAGGTTCGCTGCTCGAAGGCGGCGCGCATCTCTGGTGCGAGCGACCCGCCAGACGTGCCGGTCTCGAATTGGGTCTTCATGCGGCCGCTCTCCAGGATGTCGAGCAGCGACGACTCGCGGCGCCGCCTGACGACGATGGGGGCGTCCGACACGAGGTCGCGCAGCTCCTCGACCATGGCCTTGCGCACCTGCACGGCGGTTCCCTTTACCTTGAAAACCTGCCGCCATTCGGCATATGAGGATTTGACCTGGGCCTCGTGTGCGAGGTGCTCATACAGACCCGGGTATTGCTTGCGGAATCCGACCACGAACTGGGCGAGCTCCTTGGCGTTGGCGGCCGCCCGTGCCTTAAACGGGAGCAGCAGATCGAGGTTCCTGACGCCGAGGCCGGGCACGGCACCAATCGACAGGGAGATTCCTTCGCCGGTGCCGATGATGTCCTTGATCCGCGCCAAGTCGGCCTTGGGGAGGTCTCGCGGGATCGTGTAGGTGGGAACCTTGGCGTTCTTGCCCCGTGCCGTCGCGATCTCCTGCGCGGTGGCCTTCCCCGCCTTGGCCTTCGGGATGGGCTTGCGCAGTTCGTCGAGCAGCTGCGGCTTGGTGAGCTTGCTGTAGCCGGTGACGCCTCGTTCCTTCGCCAGCGCGCGCAACTCGGTGACCTTCAGCTTGGATAGATCCCCCGCTGGGGTGGCGGGCGGCGCAGCAACGCCCTTGACTGCGAAGTACTCGCGGCCTTTATCTGTCAGCGTGAAGTCGCCGGAAGCGGTCCGGCGTAAGTGGCCAGTGCTTTCCAGTGCCTCGGCGCGCTCGCGATAAATACCCTGCCAGTCGCGTGCGCCACCAGGCGCGTCCCGCGTCAGGGTTAGAACCTCTTCGCGCTCTCGCTGACGGCGCGCCGCAGTCGCACCGCGATAGCCAGGAGCAAGCGGATAACGGTCAACAACTGCCGCGGCCTTGGGGACGGCGATCTTCGCCTCGCCGCCCAGGCGCTCCAGCAGCTGGGGCTTGGTCAGCTTCGAATAGCCGGTCAGCCCTCGCTCCTTGGCCAGGGCACGCAGCTCTGTGACCTTCATGGCCGACAGCGGCGCCGGCTCGCTCAGGGCAGGCAGTGATGGGGAGAGGAACCCCTTGATACCGGTCCTGCCTGCGCCCAGTTTGTACTCGGCGACCAGGACGTCGAAAATCTCGCGGGAGAGCTTGGACGCCCGCGGGCCGTTCATCATCACGTCCGAGAACGCCTCAGCCGCGAGCTCGAGTGTGTTGGTCAGCGCATACCGGGACACCTGCGCTTCGATGACCTCGGATGCGGTTTTCCCCGCGAGTTCGGCGGCGTCGAGCACCAGGCCTTGGATTTCCAGATGTGCTGAACCGGCGATGGTGTCCAGGTCGATGATGTGGCCGAACTCGTGCAGCGCGTTCGCGACGGGCGTGTCGGTGCCCTTCGGGTGCCAGTTCGCCTTGACGTCGTTGGCCAGCGAATCCAGGTAGCCCTGACGATCGGCAACCCCGGCCCATTTGGAGTTGAAGGTAATGACCTCATTGCCCGCCTGCGCGTAGGCGCTTGTCCCGGTCATGGGGTGGGTGTTGACGCGGCGCAGCTTGGCGTCGGGGAAGCGTTCCAGCCCACGCAGAACGCCTTCGGCATGCTCGCGAGCGGTCTGCAGCGAACCGCCGAAGTACGCGGAGATGTCGCGGCCGGTGATGCGTTTCGCCTCGGCCCGAAACGCCGCATCCAGTTGCGCTGCGCCGCGAGCGGCCTGCAATTCCGGCCGGATGTCGACCTGTGTCGACGGCAGCGGTGCCTTAAAACCGGGCCCGGGGCCGGGTTGGGAGGCGGCCAGGCCGAAGCGCTGTTTGGCTTGCGGTGTGGCCCGCTGCTCCCAGTGGTGCCGCCACGCCCGCTGGGCATCCTGGCCGTGCTTGCCTGCGGTGACACGACGCCACTGGCGCGCCAGCCGCTGCACCTCTGGGGGCTCCGGCTCGTGGCGGTACACCGGTTCGGCCCAGCACCGGCAATGCGGGTGCGTGCGGAACGTGCTCGTCTCGGCGGTGTACACCGCGCCGCGCGACGCGATCATGGAGCAGAATCCGCACGACTTACCGGCCAGACGGCGCCGGTAGGCGACCAGGCCGCGGCCGTGGCGGATCGTGTTGGTGATGACGTCGCGGTCGCCGTTGCGCACCATCTCGTCGGCCAGGCCGCCCATCTGGGTGGCCATCGACCGCAGGGCTTCCTCTTCGTCGCGGCCCGCGGCGATCGCCGTCTTGAACGCGACCGGGCCGTTGATGTTCAACCGCGCCTTCAGCGCGGCCGTGTCCAGCGAGCCCGGGACTGGGTGCACGGTCACGCCGTTGAGCGCGCCGTGCTGGGGCAGGTAGCCCATCGCCGAACGCCGGTTGAGCGCATATCCGGCCTGGATGCGGGCCGTCAGCGCGTCGATCGCGGCGTAGAACCAGGTGGACACCGACAGCGGGTCGGCGCCCATCGCGATGTTCACAACGCCGGAGGTGACCCCGCCCGCGACAGTCGCGACTTGTTTCTGGTGCTCGATCGCCAGGCGGTCGGACAAGGTGAGGACAGCCACCGTGGGCTGCCCCTCATCTACCGGCAGGGGCCGGCGCGGAACCGTTACCCGCGTTGCCGTTACCCGCGTTGCCGCCTTGCATCATTTTCTCAGGCGACGGCGGCGCCGGCTGGCCGGGGACCTGCCCGTTAGTGCCGGTAACACCCAACCCGTCCTCGGCGTCGGCGAGCTTCTCCCACCGTTGCACGTCGGTGTCGGTGACACCCGGAATCTTGTCCCACAGCGCCCGCGGCGGGATCGCCAGCATCTGCGCCATCTTCCCCAGCGCGTCGGCGACCTGGGCCAGCGAACGGGATTCGGTGTCGCGCCACACCACCTGGGCTTTGGTGTCCTCCCAGCCGGCCTGATCGCCGGCCGCCTTTGACGCGAGCCGCAACATCTGCTCGTTGGATTCGCCGAATGAGGTCTTTTGTTCGCCGGTCTTGCGCTGCTGCGCCGCCTCCAGCGCCGCCAGCGCCTCAGCCGACAGGTTGGACACGCCGTCGGAGACAAGCAGCGCGTGCGGGGCCAGCTGAGCCTTCGCGGAGATGATCCGCAACGTCGACTGACGCGAGGCCAGATAGCCGTCCAGGTTGGATTCGCCGAACTCGCCGAACTTCGTGTCCGGGCTCTCGCCCTGGAACACACGGTCGACTCCGGCGTTGAAAGGCTCCCGGTCGGCGCCGGACGCGTCCTGCTCGATCGTCATGCCGGTGACCCAGCGCTGGCGAAACGCCGTGAACTGCTGCGAGATCAGCAGGCCGTATGTCGTGTTGTCCAGCTGGTCCTGGAGTTCGATGAGCGCCTCGACCTCGGAGGCGGGCCCGTTGTCCAGGTCCACCCCGGCGTTGACGAACCGCACCACAGGCGTGACACCCAGGCCGTGCTCGCCGGACTCCTCCTGCACGTAGGTCATCGTTCCGGTCTTGTCGTTCGGCCTGACGAAGTAGTAGACGAACTCGTCGTCGTACAGGCGAACGCGGGTCACGTCCTTGCGCGTCGCCGCGTCGTAGCCCGACGACACACAGATCGCATAGACGGGCCACTCGTCGCAGGTCGGGTCCTCGTAGACCGCGGTCAGATGCCGCGGCGAATACGGGTCGATCAGCGCCTTACCCGTGTCGCCCGCGGCCTTGAGCACCGTCGCGTACGACACGCCGTAGGTCAGCGCCGAACGGTAGATCAGCGACTGGCGCTGATCCATCCGGTTGTCCTGCCACAAACCCCAGGCCTTCGCGTTCTTGGACGAGCGCGCCGGGCGGTAGCCCTCCACAAACAGGTTCTCGGCGAACGTGGACACCACCAGCGGCATCACGTTCACCTTGGACATGTTGACCAGCTGCCGATACTCCCGCGTCGACTTGCGCGGCGAATACACCTGGCATGTCTCGCCGATCATGTAGCCGCGGATGCGGTCCAGTCGGCGCATCTCGCGCTCGCGGACCTTCATCAGGTCGTCGAGCACTTCGCGGGCATCGTCCTCGGGCAGGGGCATGGTCTCACCACCCCCTGACGCGGCCGGGCTGCTTGCCCTTGGATAGGTTCCGCTTCTGCCACGCCTCCGACGCCAGCACCAGCCGGCGGACCATCCGCGCCCCGATGGCGCATACCATCAGGTCGATCTTTCTCGGCGACTCGCGGGACTCCTTGCTCACCGACACGCCCCACCTGTTCGGCGAGCGGATCGCGTTGCCGGCATGCCGAGCCAAGCGCCAATCGCCGTCGTGAGTCACCGACCGGTTGGCGATGTCGACGTGCATACGCTCCGCCGCGGCGGTGAACTCCCGCACGTGCCCGCGCATATCCCATGCAACCGGGTGGGACTCTTTGCCGCCAACCGCGTCGATCAGCAGCCGATCGCCGAACTCCTGGCCCCAGGCGTCCACGTACGACTCGAACTCTTTGACGTCGGCGAAGAACGCGACCACATTCGGGTGCAGCTCGAACGTGCGCCGCACCACCCGGTCGACGTCGACCCGGTCCACCAGCCAGCCTTCGCCGTCCTTACCGAGGGGACGCTCCCACGCCTCGATCACGAACACGTGACCCGAGTCCATGTCACACCCAAGTAGCGCGGTGGAGTCGTCCGACTTCGACCCGTCGAAGAACAGGACGATCGGATCCTCGTCGGCGATCACCCGGGCCGCGTCGGTGCACAGCGCCCACGCGTCCGGGGTCGTCCACGCCTCCGCGCTCACCGTCGGCCGGTTCAGGTACTTGCGCCGCGAATCGTCCGGGCTCGAGCGGGGATCCCAGATCCGGTTCACGACCGGCCGCAGATCAACCCAGTCACAGTCGCCGTAGACATGCGCCAGGGCCATGGTGAGCGAGGACTCGTCGGTCAGGTCGGTGTCCGGCGGCGCGATGCGGGCGTCGTAGAGGATTCGCGACTTACCCCGGGTCCGGCCCTCCTCCTGCGCCACCCACGCGTCCCAGGTGGACTCCGCGACGGCCTCAGTACCGGGCACCCACGCATTGGAGGTCTCCAACATGCGCGAACCGGACTTGGCCAGGTTGTCCGCCAGCGTCGCCGACAGTTCCGGGCCGCCATTCGACGGTTTCCAGTGCTCCGTCTCGTCTGCCACCACGAAAGACGCTTCAGCGCCCTCCGCCGCGGTCGACGACGACGTGATCACCTCGAGTTTGCCCTCAGGAACCGCGTAATACTGCGTCTTGCCCGGGTCCAGTTGGTAATGGCGGACGATCCGCGAGCCCTTCGGGGCGAATGCGCGCACCATTCGCATCGTGTTGGCCGTCTGCGACTCCGCCGTGGCCGCGATCTGCACCCACGGCATGTCTACCCGCCGCCCACGGCACCCACCGAGGATTTCCGGGTCCCAGCCGGCCAGCCGGACCGGACCGCACAGCTCGGCAAGAGCCAGAGCCGCCGCGAACGGCGACTTGCCCGAGCCTTTCGCCAGCCGGCGCACCGCGTGGTGAAACAGCCACTGGCCCGAGTCGTCCAGGGCGTACCACCAGAGCAGGAACCGCAGCTGGGAGTCGACCAGGCGGAACTTGCGGCCCGATTTCGGCCCGTTGGGCTGGACGAGCCACGTCTCCATCCACTGCGCGACGCCCCAACCCAGCGTCAGGTCCGGAATCCCGGCCGGCAGAGTGCTTAGGCGGTCAGCCGGAGAGTCGATCGCGGTAATCGTCGAGCCTGGCGACACCGTCAGCCTCCGTAGGCTTAGCCTTAGCCCGCTCCAACTCGATCCGCAGCCGCCGCCGGTCGCCCTCAGTGGCCATCAGGGCCGTGAAGCCGGCCTGAACCCGGGCCACCATCGGCGCATATGGGTCCGCCAGGGTCACGGACATCAGCGACGCCGTGTACCAGGCCACACTCCAGTCCGACGGCTCATACCAGACGCTCTGACCTGAGGCCGCAAGCGACCGGTAGAACGCCAGCGCGGCCGGATGCCAGTCTGAATCCGGCTCAGGGATGACCACGACCGCCGCGGCAGGGGCGTGCTCGACCTCAACCTCGGGCTTGTTCATGCGGCGTCGCTGATCAGCCCGTTTCGGGACCGGACCGCCACGACCAGGGATTCCAGGCATTGTTTAGATCACCCTCAAACCAAGATGCGTAGTCCCTGGCTGCTGCT